GCCAATGCATCTCCCACGGGTATGAAGCCGTTGGGAAGCATTAACTCCCGACGGGGGATTATCCCCCACGAGCGCGGTTAAACCGCGCTCGCCCACCTAAGTCGCAGTGCGACGGACTTAGGACGTCCTGACCTGATGAGATGCTCCCTGTCGGCGATTGGCTTTTCGCCGCGTTTAAGGAAGTATTTGAGCAGGGAAGCTTCACCCGTCGCCACTGAAGGAGGCGGATCAGCTTTCACGACATACCCCTTTACCTGCGGAGTATGCGTGTTCGGGCTCAGCCGACCGGTATCGTAACCGGCAAACGAAACCCGACCCAGCACAGGTGATCCACTGGAGACATAAGGGTATCTCCCACCTAAAAGGCGGTTGATCCACGAGTCCATCCAGTAGGCGGTCTTCCAAAGTCCCGCTTCGTAGAAGCGGTTCCTCAGACTGACCACGGCAATCACCTCATCAACGTCAGCCCGTGAGAGAGGGAGTACACTCCGAACGCGAACGATGGATACGTCGCGACCATCGTAGTACTCCTTCCCGCAAGACTCACGGAATTTTCCGATCCCGAAAGACTTGTCGACATTTACCTTGAGCCCAAAAGTCTCAAGGTAGTCGATCACGAGCGCCATGCTATCTGTGGGGACGACTATGTCGTCACCATAGACACGCACCTTGCCCTCTAGGGACTTGAAGTCCTTTGAGGTAAAGCGGCGTTTGTGCCCCGCTTCAAGGGCCATAAAGACAATGGTCGCGAAGACCATGGCCTCAATGGGGAAGCAAAGGGCAGAACCCATCGACGCGAACTTGGCTAGGCGAATAACGCCATAGCCAGGCACATCAGCCTTCCGGCTTCGCGAAGCATCAACCGCCTCAGAGAGGTGAGGGAAATGCTTCAGCATCGCACGTACATGCTGATTCGAGACACGATCGGAAGCTTCACTCAGGTCGAGTGTCGCCAAGGCACCGTTCACGGAGCCTTCCAGGGCCATACGCTGATTAGGCGTCTGGTCCTTAAATCCGATGTATGGGAAGTGGAGGAATCCACCTTCCAGGTCCCGAACAAGACTATCGGCGATAGCCTGCTGCATATATTGCATACAGGTTGGCTCGATAGCGATGATTCGGGGCGTCTTGAGCGTCTTAGGAACAAGAACGACCTTAACAGGACGTTCTGCTCCAGGTTCGAGGATGGAGACGGAGCCGAGGAGATAATTAAATCTCCAGTTAGGAATACAATACTCCCCATAGGGGAGTATTGACTCCAGTCGGCGGGTCCATTCCCGTTGATCCAGTTTCTGGTTGCCCAGAAGCCGGTCAGCGGTTTTACCCGGTCCGTGTTTGGGGGTAAGTGTGCCGGTGTAGACCGCAAGGTCTGCATTGGCCAAGACGTCCCCAAACAAGCGAAGTGACATGCTCTCAAACTCAGACATGAGTTCTGGAGACATGCTACGATCACTTTGCTTCACATCCTTCTCACACTCGATGTACTTCCGAAGGGCCCCCTGTTCGCGTGCATCGCTGCAGCGAACAGAGATCTTACCAAACATCAGCGTGAGCTGACGTATGGCATAGACGGAATCCCCACATGGAACATCGAGCAAACGACCACTACCACGATCGAACACTCGGTCAAGGAAACCTCCGAGGAATCGGGGGAGACCGCCCTTTCGCCGAAATCCGGCGAAAGAGTCGTGACCAACATGCCCAACGGCTAGGCTTTTTTCGAAGCTTTTGCCAAAATCGGGCAGAGTTATCGTTAAAAACGATAACCCTTCGTGTTCGAATCGATCCGCGAGAGTTTTGTAATCGCGGACGGTGCTCACATGACACAAAGCGCCCACTTCTAAGGACGCCTGGTACCAGAGCTCTGTCAGGCTTTTCACAGCTTCCTCCTCTGGAGGTTATGCTGTTCCTGCCCTTGACAACTCAGTGGTAAGTTCCGAGACCCCACTTAGGGAGACCGAGACAACCAGGAATACGAATGCCCACGCGATCACTACAAGAGTGATAACGAAAAGCAACCGTACCCAGGGGCTGAACCGCTCTGGGCCGTCCATGGAGAACTAGTTCTCGCCACCGAGGAGCTTCGTTTCCGCAGCTCCCGTAGATGCAGCCATATAGGCCGCGAAGCCGTCCATGAGCAGTTTCTGCTCCGCAACCGTGAAGCCCAGGTTATTCGGGCAATCCACAGTAAGCCGAACAGTCATCACGTTTTCCGTGTTGATCGTCGGCGCCAACGGATCTGCAGCAATCTTTCGCTGACGGATCGAGATGGTGTGGCGGGTGCGCTTCCCGTAGGAATGGGCGACTTCCACTGTAAAGTTGCCATCATTGGTCGCAAAGCGACCAGTGTTGACACCGCTGGAGATGCGATTGCACACCTGTGCAACGGCGTTGACAGTAACAGTGATCGGATCGGCGAAAGCCAAGGGAGGAGCTCCTTCATTTGATGAGCAAGAGCGACTTGGTTAGTCGCCTCGCGTGTGGTTGTCGAATGGACAATCACTGTCTGACGGGCTACCTAGTTGGTAGACCGTTGCCCTCGGGTTAACCCGAGTGCGGAAAGAATAGCCCACTGAATCGCAGAAAGCGACGAGTCGGTTATTCCAAAACCGTAGGGATGCGCGGGAGCACGATATTTGGTCTCGCTGAGGACTCGTTGAGAGACCCAGCCAGTCCAGTGCTTCCCATTCTCGAGGATGTCGAAACGACCCCGAGCCAGCTCATCGATGTAGGCGTGCCTCATCGCGTAGCCGTATTGCATCACCAGGCCGTCGGCACCAAGCGCAGAGATGTTATGAATAACGTCTCCAGCATTGGTAAACCAATCGGCGGCCCACGACCACGGAGCCAAATTCCACAGCAACTCAGGCGTAAGCCGAGTGTCGAATAACAGGTGCGAGTACTGTTCGTACCGCCTGAGACGACTGTAAAAGTCGTCTCCCACAGGGACATGATAACGAAACGCTCCTGAGAACCAGTAGCGCTCGTGTGATGTCTCTGTGACTGTCGTATTGGGGACGTTATGTCCGCCAGCGACTTGGCCAAGACCGACAAAAGTCTTGACGCTGTGGTTAATGGGATCCGGCATGAACCTTCTTCGGATCTTTCGATCCGAGTCCCGACGGTACTGATCGATCAGGATTCGCGACCTCTTCACAGAGTCCGCGAATTTCCGGATATCAGAAACCAGTGGGAGCCATCCAAACTCTATGTTCAGGAATTCGCTTCCTGCGCGTCGGGCTATATCAGCCTGTTCGCGATGACCTAGACCTGGAAGGGAAGGAAGCCCGTCTTGCCTAAGCTCACCTAGAGCTGTCGACAAAGACGAGTTGGGGTTGGTGGGCAGAACTCTCGCAATCGCAGAGGTCCCGAAGGCGTTGAGGACAGAGATGTCCGTAGGCGCCACCGGGCTCACCCCGAGAGGGTGAAAGCCTGGGTTCAGAAGCAGTATGTCTCCCTTTGTAAAAGGGGAGTCTATCCATACTGTTTCTGGATATGAGACCTGCCGCCGAGTAAGCGACATGAATCCACCAATATCCGTAGTTGATCCGACCATCGGAGGCCAAGTACCCTTATGACATTGACTAATGATAGTCTCGTCAAGGGTGCCTTGCCTGTCGGTGATCGTATACGGAACACCCTGGATGTTACGGTGACCAGTCTTATAGACTGGGCCGTAAGCTCCATACCGGGATTTCTTTTCCGGTAGAAAGCTCATCTAAGGTCCCCTCATGCAGTCGTGACGGCTAGTCAAGTGCATTTACACTTGACGGCGTTTTACAGTGCTTTGTGAGCACCGTGTGCGGGTAGCCAACAG